TAGTAGAGGTCTGCGGAAAGGTCGAATTCCTCAATGAACTCTCCGACGCCGCTCTCGAAGGTGATGTACGGGTAGTCGATGCCGAGCAGTTTCATGGTCGCCGTGTCGTAGCTGCTCTGCTCGTCGATGGCGGGGATGCCGAAGCCGGACCAGAAGTTGTAAAGCGCCTGGGATTTATCAGCCATCTGACAGCCTCCATTCCTCGGCGTGGACTTTTCGGATCGTCATTGTTGCCCCCGGAGGTGCTTTCTTTGGCTTGTCCGTGACCCGGAGAATCATCTTGTCGCTCTCTCGCCGGAACACGTCAAACTCCTGCAGTTCGACCGTTGCCTGTGTGATGACCGTGTATCTCCCGGTCACGCCCTGCACCGCGGCGACCCGCGCAGCGGTCGAATCGTCCAGATTTACGCAAGCCTTGAAGGCCGCGCCGTCGCTCCACGTGCTGATGAAGCCGCCGTAGCCGTCCGACACCGTCGTGCGGTCCAGCATAGTGCAATCCTCGAAGGAATCAAGAAGCATATTCATAGAATCTTCCTCCATCGATTGAGCGCCGCGGAGAACTGCAATTTCCAGCTCGCCGCAGCGCTCCCGCTTGCGCCGTTGCCGCCGCCGCTCTTGCTGTACGAGTAGTCGCCGAAGTAGTTCTCGGACGTAAACGGGGACATTGCGGGGCTGTCCGCAGCCTCATACTTCGCTCTCCACGCCTCGATCTCTCCGGCCAGCTCCACAATCTCCTTAGGAATCGCCAGCGCCCACACAGAGCCGTCCCACGTCTCGTCCGTCAGCTCACCATCGGCTTCCTTTCCGTACTGGTGGACGCCGTCGTTGAAGATGCTGCCGATGATGCGGTAATACTGCCCCGAAACGAGAAAGGGGGCGATGATTGCGCCGCCCCTGATCTCGAACGTGCCGTGATGCATATCCGCATCCTTCCGCACAAACCAGTTCCGAATCTCCTGGCAGAGTTCTGTCAGCATTTTTCAATCACCGCCCTCTTGCTTGTTTATTCCGTGGCCTTTTTCTTTCGCGCTGTGGGCTTTTTCTCCTGCACAGGCATAGTCACGCCACCGTCCTTGTCAACGGGCAAAGACGGTGCTTTGCGCCCCGTCTCGCCCTTGACGATACGACTGCCGACCACCATATCAGGTCCTGGAGAGCGTCAGGCCGGAAAGGTCGAAGCTCTGAACCGTGGCGTGGGCGGTGTTGGAAACGATGAGCGTGAACTTCTGCACTTCCTTGGAAGTGATCTTGAACACGCCGTCGCGGTCGGTGTCCTGGATGGCCTCGACCATGCCGGTGCCCTCGGAAGGCACAAGGCCGACCTTGAGGCTGGTCGCGGCATCGTCCGGGTCGGTCCACTTGAGGCACAGGAAGTAGCCGGGACCCCAGTCGGTGACGAGCTGGCCGGAGTTGCAGTACTTAAGGGTGCCGGTGATCTTATCCCCGGCGACGGTGATGCCACTCTGCAGGTCGCTGACGGTGTGGCCCCAGATGGACTCGCGGGACATGGCGGACACGGTCAGCGGGGTGAAGAAGTTGTCGGCAACCTCCGCAATCCACAGGGAGTTGGGATTGAACAGCAGCGGCATGAACAGGGCGCTGGCCTTGGTCCACATGACCGCGGGGTCGTTCTCCGTCCACTGAGAGATGGCGACGTAGGGAGACACGGCGCTACCGCCGACGTTCATCAGGTTGGCGGCGTCGACCTCCGGGGCGTCGCCCCACAGGCCGGTGCCGAGTTTGCCGCCGTTGACCTGGGCGAAGAAGGTGATCTTGTTCTCGGGGTAGTAGCGCTTGATGGTCTGAGAGACCGTGCCGTCCTTCTCAGTGCGCTCCGCGGCGTAGGTCAGGTCGTTGACGATGATGTTCACAAGGCCGAACTCCTCGGCGAGGAAGTCCTTCAGCGCGGTCAGGCGCAGCAGACCGCCAGCCGCGATGTTGCCGCCGATGATGGTCTGCATGGAGGTGTTCTTCCGCATCTTCGTCAGGTTGGCCTGACTGGTGATCAGGCCGTTCAGAATCACGCCAGCGGCCTTGGCCTGGTCGATGATGGTCTGAATCTGGCCCATGATGTCGGCATCCTTGCCCAGGTCGATGACAAAGCCGGTCTGGCTGGCGGGTACGCCGTAGTCGACGGTCAGGTCGAGGTTGTTCTCCTTGATGGTGACCTTGCCGGTGGCCAGAAGCTCATTCTTCGCAACCTTGGTGCGGGTGATGATCTGCTCCGCCAGGTTCACGCCGTCGTTGATGACGTAATCATACATCTGGTCGTTCTGGACGCCAGCGCGGAGGAGCGCCCTCATGCGCTCGGACTGGTTGATCTTGACCTTAATCAGGCCCTTCTCGATGTTGTGGGTGTCCACAGGGACGCGCACCGTGGTCTGGGACTCCACATCGAAACTGTGGAACTGCGCCATGACCGGAATCTGGTACTGCGCGTTGAGGCTCTGCCACTTCGCCGCGATGTTGTCGGTCTTGAGGTCGCCGAACAGCGCGTCGGCGGGGTCGCCCTGGCGGGTCGGATTGAACGGGATGGAAAGCCAGTCCTCACGAGGCACGAAGCCGAGAACGTTGTTCTCCCACTTGATCTCATTCGGCATGATGTTTGTCCTCCTTCTGGATTAGTAGGGCCGCGTCACAGCGGGCGCGGCATCGATGAACTGGAAGCCGAGCGCTTCCAGCGCGGCCTGGACGCCGGATTCCGGCGCGGCAGGGAGACGGTCGAGGTACACAGTGCCGCGAAGCACGACGGAACCGGGCATATTGCCAGTGGTCACATCCACATCCTCGTACACGATGCCCTTGACAGTCGCGCTGTCATTGGACGGCCAGAACGCGCCCATGGGGACGTGCTTGCCGCCGCGCTCGTCGGTGATGACCTGCGGATGGGCCGCAGAGATTTCCCGCGTCAGGCGGGTGCAGTCCTCGTTGTCGGCGAGGAAGTAGCCGGGGGCGTAAGCGCTGCCGACCGTGGCGGGAGTCTTGATGAAGCTCATTTTTCGTTTGCTCCTTTCGCGTTATTCTGCGAAGCCTCCCCGTAGAGGTTCGCACGATATTCGTTGTAGATTTGCGCTGCGCGGGTGTTGCCGTTGCCGACGCTGCCAGCCACGCCGCCCGGAGGCGTCGCGGTGTTCGCGCCTGTGGTGTTTTCCTTGACCAGGTGCTCCGGCCACTCCTCTTTCAGTGCCTTGATGACGTCCTTCGCGCCCTTGACCTCGCCCTTCTCGTCGAGTTCGATCTTGGTGAAGTCCTGATACTTCACGGCCTTGGCAATGCCAGCGTCCGTGAGTCCGGCGTCCTTGGCGACCTTCCGCAGGGCGGTTTCCTTCGCCGCCTTGGTCTTCTCGGCCTCCACCTGGGCCTTGTAGTCATCGAAGTCCTTCTGAATCTTCGCAGCATCGCCGCTGTTCTTCGCGGCGGCTTTCGCCTGTTCCAGCTCCGCCTGTACTCCGGGGAGCTTTTCGGCGTCGGCCTTGTACTTGTCCCTCTCTGCCTTGAGGGCGTCCACCGTCTCGGTGTGCGCATCGATGATCTGCTCCTGCTTCTCCGCCTCGATGCCCAGCGCGGAAAGCAGCTTTCTCGTAAGAGCCATGAATGTCTATCCTCCATTTCTTCGGGGGCGGTTCTTCGCCCGGATAGTGATATATAAAAGCCGCCATGCTTCGCGGCTTCTATCCTGTGTGAACGCACAAAAAAAGCACCGAGGTCATCGGTGCTTTCCTATGCGGTTGTGCTGCGGCTATTCGACCTTGCCGCCGACCTTCGCCAGTTGCTGGCTGATGATCTTCTTGTACTCGTCCTTGTGGTCCTCGATGGCGCGTTTCAGCATGTGTACCGGCTTGATGCCCTTCGTCATGTGGGCGTCCACGCCCTTGCTCTGCAGAATCGCCATGATCTGCCGCGCCTGGGCCTCGGTGTAGACTTTGCCGCTGCCGACCTTGTGTCCGCTGTCCCCCGGGACGAACACCCACCAGCCGGGGCGACCGCCCTTTTCGGCGTAAACGCCCGTGCCGTACTCCCAATAAAGCGCATACGAGGTATTGGTGCCGACGTACACGGCCTTCTCGTCCATCTCGACTTGGTGGGAGAACTTTTTCAGTGCGCCGGTCCGCTGATACCAGTCCACCGGGTGTTTGTATGCGTCCCTCGTGAGGTTCTGGACGACGTGGGTGGTCGCCTGTGCGCCGCAGGCTTCAAGCGCCGCCTCGATTGCGCGGTTCAGCCGCGCCTGGTACTCGGCGCTGTTGTCGGTGAAGTTAACTGTCATTGGCTTTCAAACACCAGCTTTCCGTTTTTCATTCGTAGCGGTTTCTCTTCGCCATCTTTTCTGGCGCTTTTTCAGAAGGCGCTTTTGCTTTCTGCCACTCCTCGAAGCTCATGTCGCCCATGGCCTCGTTGTGCTTGACCGTCTCGCCCTCGAATCCCTTCACCCATGCGATCAGGGTGCATCGGCAGTTCCAGATCAGCCGCTGCGGGATGTCCGAAGCGCCGGGGCCGTCGCTCTGGGCAGGATAGAGGATTTTGAAGCCGTCGACCTCGAACGGCTCTCCCATCGGGCGGCGCTGGCCGTGGAGCATCCTGTGGTCGTGCCGGGTGGCATGGTCCAAAATGGCGTTCCACTCGACGGTCAGCTCCACGCCGAGGTTCTTTGCACGGGTGAACGCATCATAGCGCCCGGAGTTCTGAACGCTGGTGGTCATCGTCCGAGCATACCGCACCGCCGCCCGGTGATTCATGTCGGCAATGCCCTCCAAGCGTCCGGCGAGGTCGTAGGGGCTTTCTCCCTGCATTACGGATTGCAGCACTGCGGACTGGATGTGCTGCTTATTCCACTGGAGGTCTTTGTTTGCCTTGATCTCCGCAGCTTTCCTCGGTGACGGCCCAGGCATGAGCTGGCGCTTTTCCCGGAGGAGGCTTTCTGCTGCGTCGTGGTTGTAAAGCGTGAAGCCAGTGTCGATTTCGCCGTCGTGCTCGATCATGTATGTCGCGTAGTTGGCGTTCAGCGCGTAAACGTCCGGCATCCCGTTTCGGGCGATCTTGTGGGCTATGACGTTGGCGTTGTGCATATCCTTCGCCAGAACGTCAGTCATGTCCTGGAGGTGCTTATCCCCCGCGGTGTGCCGCCGCATCCAGTCTGTCAGCTCGTCCTTGGTGATCTCGCCTTTTTTGAGCCTTTCCAGCTCCTTTGCGTATGCGGCGTTGTACTGTCTGCGGAATTCCTCCAGCTTGGCTTGCATATCCTTAACGGCTGCGCTGTACTCGCGGGAGATTTTGCGTTCCAGCCGCGCCAGTTCGCGGTCTGTGAGCTGGTGTCCCATGTCGGGCATTACTCTTCACCGTCGCCTTCGCCGCCCTCAGTCGGCGGGATTTCGCCGTTGTCGGCGTCGCTGTCCAGCTCCTTGCCGCGTTCCAGCTCTTCGGCGTCCTTCTGCGCGATCACCTCGTCGTAGAGGTCTCCGTCGCCGAGGAGGTACAGCAGCTTCTGGGTGATGTACTCGTCGGACAGGTACTGTGCCGCCTGGATGACGTTCGTGATAGCCTCGCTCTCGTTCGCCACCTGGCTGCGGGTAAATGTCGGTGTGTCTTCCAGTCCGGCGAC